CCCATAAATTATTATGGCAAACCTTATAATCCTTTTTCTGTGAGTAAACCTCTATGCCCTCATATTCATAATTCTCAGGATAACGAGTTACGGCTTTTACCTCATGACCTTTGCTCATTAAATACTTGCAGATACGATGTAAACATATTTCTGATCCTGCCCTCTGGTGTGGTAAGTAAATGCCCGGACTTAGTAAAATTTTCATGTTATCTCTATATATAAATATGGTCTAGGCACTTTTGGCGTTTCATGATTATAGTTATGAATATCGCTCTCATGATAATGTATTGATTGCACTTTTGTTGCAGGATTAGATAACCTATAACCTGCTCTGTTTAATTCATAAGCTATTCTATTATCACAACCGGGAATGCCCATGTAAAAGTCTGCAAATCTAACATTTCTAATCTTGCCTCTAAATATCCACGTATCTTGACTATAACGCTCATTATGTAACTTTAATCTGCCTCTGTTATAATCCCATCTGCTCAAGGCTACACATTGCCTATCATAAAAGTCTAACAGTTGTAAAGATTCATTAAAGTAAATATCCGTATTGCAGATAATTGATATTTGATTAGCATGAGTAACAGTATTGCTCACTAAATCAAAGAAATCCCTGTATGTTGGTCTATTGCCTTTAATTATTATAAGTTTATCCGAGACAGGTAATTTAACATCTCCATCAACAATTAAATAAATGTTATCTATTAGATTGTTAGCTATGTTTTGCTTGAGGCAATATAATAACTCCTTTTGCCTCTTTGGATTCTTATCCTCATAAAAGGATGTATAAAGGTTTACCATATATATTTAATCAACCCTATTACTGCTAACAATATAAAACTAAAACCTAATAGGCAGAACGATACTGCTATCATGTGAAATAAAAACCTAACTATCTTCATCTTAAAATATTGCTATGCCTGTCCCTGAATGATGACCTATATGTGTTAAATCATACTTTTCATTTTTCAAGCCATTCCAGAAGTTACTCATCTCTTTGTTTAAATGAATGTCATCAAACATCACTAAACCTTTATAATTTATCTTTATTAGATGATCAACAAACTCCTGCTCAAATGTGCCATCATGATAAGTATCTAACATGATAAAAGGACTTGACAAAATCAAATCATTGTTATCTAAAATATTGCCTATTTCAAAAGATATATTATCCTTTTTTATCTTAGATATAATTGGCTGACTCGCTAAATCATAACTAATAATCTTATTACCGCTATGAGCCAAAGCTATTGCAGAGTTTCCCTGATAGCTTCCAATATCTAGCAAGGTTTTACCTTTATATAATGATCCGATGTAAGCCAGTAGCCTATAATGCTCTTCACCTGCCTCCATAAAAAACCAATTGTTAGGATAACCTTTTTTTAGGAAACTATCTCTGTAACTATCAAACTCTATACTGTTTAATTGCTCTTTAGTTGTTTTTAATATTTTACTTATCATATTGCTTTATTATTTCTTTGTAATTATTATGATACTTATCTATTGCATGATAGCCTACTGAGCCTAACTCAAACTCTGTTTCTACGGAAAATTTATTACAAGTTTCCTTATCGGGCAACTTATAGCCTAATTCACGCATTTTATTGCAGAAATAAATATCCTCATTGCCATGTACTCCCATGCCTTTATATGGATCCTTAACACAAATCTCAAACATAACTTTAGGATTGCGAATGCTTAAACCTCCGTTCATGCAACCCGGTATGTTCTTAATCCACGCTCCTATAAAATCCCATTCTAAAAAGTCCTCAATGCCTGTTTTTAACAATCCTGAATCATGCTGAAATATTAGAACCCTATCATAAATGCAACTCCTCCAAAAGTTAGCATTAGTCAATATGTTGTTATATACATGAGGAGTCTTAATATGATAAATACCTCCTATGTAAGGAGGCTTTATATTTAAAACAACCCAATCATCAGATAAATACTTTTTATGCTCTGAGATAGCCTTATTTGCTATTGCTTCCCGATCATCTATAATAATGGCAGCATTCATAACTCAACTGTTTTTGTAATTTTAACCTGCAAGGTATGCTCTGCCTGTTTGCCAAACTGCCAAATAACAATATCTAAATCATTAGCCTCAGCCTCTTTAATCAACTCGTTCAGGATGTTAACTTGCTTCCTAATTTCCTTTGCATAATCTATATCGCTCATATTAACTCCTTATTAAAGTTCTTATGTATTTTAAGGCTCTCAGGCAAAGTATTTTTATCAAATGATACTGCATTCCATAAATTATAAGAAACACAATGCAAATCGCTTATTTGATTATCTGGTGTCCATTTATAAAATATCTCATCTAACCAATTTGTTTTAACTTCATTAGCATGACCAAATACTAAATATTTGTATCTCATAATAGGCTCAGGCTGACAGGTGCTGAAATGATAAATAGTCTGCTTTAGGTTTAGGTTTTGAGTATTGTTCTTGCGATGTAAATTCTCTAACCGTATTGGTCTGAATCCATCATAACAAGCAAAGTCAAACGATCGCCAAAAGTTTATAAATCCTTCAATGCCATAAAACCTCTCTATGCCCCAGTAGGCATACTCAAAAGATGCTTCTAACTCATCTGATTTATAAACCTCATCTGAATCTACTGTCAATACTAAATCAAAGCCATGAGTATATTTGTATTTTACATTGCGATGCTCATTCTCTGCGCCGTATCTATCTGCTCTGTCCCATATCATTTTATCACCTAAAACCTCTTTACAAGTATCAAAAATGTACTGCTCATTATCTGGGCATTCCATTTGCGTTCCATGTCCTTGAGATGGTTGCTTACTGTAAGCAATTACCATTTTATCTAAATGGTCAACAACTGATAGCAAAGACTCTTTTAAGTAATCTCCTGCATAATGAATTGTCATAAACCCTAATACCTTAAACTTGCTCATATATCTCTATTAAATTCTTTACCATGTTATCAAAAGTAAAATTTTGTTTTACATATTCCTGACCTTGTTTGGCTATTTGTTTGCGTTCAGCTTCATTTGCCAAATAATAGTTTATGAGTTCAATTAACTCAGGAAATGTTTTCCACGTTCTTAAATGTTCGCCATCTGTAAAAGGCATAAATTGATATTCTTTAGCTAGGCATAAGCACCCTGATCCCATTATCCTTAATATCCTATCACTTGAGTATTTAGGCTCATCAAAATGGCTTAAATTAATACCTATCTTAATACCTCTATATGCTTTTGATTCATCTGCTTGACTATGATTGAAATTACCTGAGGCATTATTCCAGTTATTGCCATAGACTCCGTACTGCCCTCTATAATGCCTATTTAATAACTCATTCATTTCTATTCTCATATTTGACAATGGGAACATAGTATGTCCGTAATTATTGCCAAAAAAACCAATTTCTTTTAAGTTCAAAGCATTGCCCTCTGGACTGTATATCTCAGGATCATAACCAATCTCTAAATAGCCTCCATTCTTAATATTATTTGCATCTCTTAGATTGGTGAACAAAGTTCGGTCAACATACTCAGCCATTTCAATCATCCATTTTGGAGTATCATCTCTTATATCGCCGTTCCAATTACAAATCCATGCTCCTGTCTTTTTCATTTCCTTGACAGTTTCTATTTGGATAATGTTAGCTGATTGTATTTGCATGAATATAATATCAGGCTTAAATGCTTTAGCCATTGCAATAGCTTTTCTATTTACCTCTTTGTCTCCTGTGCTTAACTCTATGTAATCGCTTGAGTTAGCTAAAAATGCTTTGCGCATTGAATCAAAAGGAGGAGGACCAACGCATAAACCTAAATGGAATATTCTCATAATTGTTAAGTTATAGGTTTACTTTTTAAATTCTTTTGTCAAGTTATAGGTTTATTATTTCTTGTTTAACTTCATCCCAAAAATTAATATTGTCCATTATTCTTTTATGTTCAATATATAAAATATCAAATTCATACCCATTTAATATCTCATCAACTGCTATTAATGCACAGCTTTTAGCAAATGGATTAGAAAATTTCATTATCAAATCTTCTGCTTTTTCTTTTGGTGTCATATTTTTCTAATGTTATCCCAATCTTTTATAAACTCTAATATTGATGGGTAATTTATTCGACCTGCTCCACACTTCCTGCGGACATGAATCCATCCATTTATAACCCCAATTCTGATTTCATACTCTTTGTGTTTGTATAATCCCTCCTGACCTATAAAATTGGCTTTGAACATAAAGCAAAGGTAATTATTTATATAACATAATGAAATAAAAAAAACCTGCCAAATTAATGACAGGCTTTTCATCCTTACACTTATTAACCAAAAAAATTAGCTAGGATTAGCGTTAAGTGAACCAGTTACGAATGCATCTGTGTAGTATATTGGTAAAGCAATACGACCTTCAACACGAACTGTGATTTTGTTCTCACGAACGTTTGTACCATCTTCTTCGAAGAATCTAACAATTGGATTCTCACGTACAAATAGTTGCGCACCTTTTGACCAGTCACCAACTAAATACTTAGAATCGCTCATTGCAGTAGACTTGAAGATTGGAACTCCTGAGATAAACATTTGACCATTTACTAAGTCAACTGCAACTCCACCCGGAAGAGTGTAGTCATTGGTAGTTCCTCTAGTAAGCATCAAAGCATAGAACTGCTCAGGACTAACAAGAATACCATTTGCAGAGTGATTGTTTGACTCAATTTGTGCAACTGAATCTAATAACTTCTCAACCTGAATGGTACGGAAACCTGTGTATGCCTCAGCATTAGTAATCAAACCGCCTAGATTTGGAGAAACACCAGATCCGTTAAGTAATTGATTATCTTCAGCATCAAGATACTGCTCTAACAAACGGCTTTGAAGATAAGATCTCATTGCTGAAATATCATCTAATGCCTTGCGAGTAATACGAAGGTAACCTGCGATGAATTCACTTGGTGCAACCTCTTCTGTCAAATCGTAATCAATTTGAGATTTAGTTCCTGAATTATCTTCCCATGAAGCAACTGATCCCTCAGAACCTGTTTCTTGCAAGTAGTGAATTGCAGAAGTGTTCATAACTCCTGTTGGAAGTAATGCTCTGATGTGCAACTTACGAGGAGCAGCAGGAATGATTCCTGGTAACATCTGAACGTTAGCAGCAGCTAAGTCAGTAATGTTAGCCAATGACATATCACCTACAGTCTTCAATTCCATTGCAAACTGCTTTATTTCTTTTCTACGGAATTTCTCTAAGTTATCAGAGTTCTCATCCATTGCAGTAGCAAATGCCTTGTTGAAAGATACTGGCTCTTTGCTTTGTGCATCCATTTTGATTCTGTTGTTTTCTGATTTGGCTTCAAGCAATGCTTTGTCCATTTCGTCAATACGAACATTTGCAGATTTTACTGCATCTTCTAATTTTGCATCAACTGCTTTAGTAGCTTCGCTGATTGCGTTTGAGATGATGGTCTTTGCCTCATCT